GGTCAAGAAGATGGAGGTACAGGAATTTTACAATAAATTTAATATAGATGTTGCATGGCCTGAATTGTCCAGAGCGTATAGATCTTTAGAGGATTATAAGGAAAAAAATTACAAGCATGACTTTACCGATATGCTTTCAACTTACATTGAATCTGGGCCAGTTCCTAAGTTAGATGTTGTCATCATTGACGAAGCTCAAGATTTGAATAATTTACAATGGGAAATGGCTGAAAAGATGTGGAGAAATTCTAAAAGAGTTTACATTAGTGGGGATGATGATCAAGCCATCTTTAGATGGGCAGGTGCTGATGTGGAACACTTAATTAATATGAAAGGCAATGTGGAAGTTTTAAAGAAGTCCTATAGATGCCCTCAATCCGTTCACAAAGTAGCTGTTAATATAGCTAACAGGATACATAATAGAAGAGAAAAGGAGTGGAATCCTAGGGATTACAAAGGAGTTCTTAAATTTCATGCCTATCCGGAAGCAGTTAATGTTCGTGAAGGAAATTGGCTGGTGCTGGCAACATGTAAATATATGTTCAAGGAAATAGAAAATGATCTCCGCATACAAGGACTACCGTATAAAAAGAATAATAAGATGGCAATTAGAAAAGAACTTTTAAATGCCGTGGATGCATGGAACAGACTACATGAAGCCAAGGATATCTCCTACACGGATGTCTCAGATGTATATAGCCACTTAACTTCTCAAACAGGAGTGGCGAGGGGGTATAAGAATTTAAAATCATTCGAGGGTGAAAAGAAAGAAGAGCAATCATATAATATAGAAGATCTAGTTGAACATCATGGCTTATTAAAAACAAGTGTTCCTTGGGATGTTGCCTTTGAAAAGATTGGCGACAGGGACAAGGAATATCTGCAAGCTTTGGAAAGGTTTAATCCAGAAAATTTAACCGCAGATCCTCTTATTAATTTAAGCACAGTCCATGTCGCTAAAGGTGGGGAGTGCGACAATGTTATGTTATTCACTGATATATCCAGGGCTAACAGGGATGAGATGGAAAAGGATTCAGACGATACTAACCGGGTATTCTATGTAGGGGTTACGCGTGCCAAAAAGGAGCTGCATATAGTGCAACCACAGCAAAGCGATGGGTTTATTATATGAGTGCACATAAAAAACAAATAGGAGGAGATCATTATAAAAGAATGGCAATCCAGCCTAGCCATTATATCGTCAAGAATAAGCTTGGATGGTATGAAGGAAACATTGTCAAGTACATTACCAGACACAGCATCAAGGGAGGAAGACAGGATATCGAAAAGGTTATTCATTATGCTGAGCTTCTCTTAGAAGATAAATACCCTAAATGTAGAGGAGAAATTATGGGAGAAATAACTAGAAGACGTGTTAAAAAATTAGCAAAGGAACTTAAATGACATACGATCTATTTAATCAGAATGTAGTAAAATCAGAATGGTTGCATCCAACAGAATTTCCATCAATGAAAGGGCGCAAGGTTGTAGCTGTTGATCTAGAAACATGGGATTCAGAACTGAAGACAATGGGACCGGGATGGCCTAAGAAACTAGGTATGGTCGTAGGAATTTCTATCTCTGATGGAAATTTCACAGCTTACTATCCAATTGCCCACGAAGGTGGGGGAAATATGGATAGGAGTGCTGTCATAAAATACATTAGAGACATATGTGAAGACGATTCAATACAGAAAGTATTTCATAATGCACAATATGATGTGGGATGGCTCTCAACTATAGATATAGAAGTCAAGGGATATATACATGACACCATGATTGGGTGTGCCCTCTTGAATGAGAATAGATATAACTATACCTTAAATGCAATGTGTGGTGAATATCTTGGAGAATGGAAGAATGAGAAGGTATTAAAGGAGAAAGCAGCAGAACTTGGATTAGATCCTAAAGCCGATATGTATAGAATGCCAGCAGAATTTGTTGGAGAGTATGCAGAAGCTGATGCTTTACTAACATACAAGCTTCATGAACGCTTGATGATAGAGATAGAAAAGGATTCACTGGAAGGCGTATATGACATGGAATGCCGATTAATTAGAGTTATATTCAATATGACCAAGCGTGGAATCAGAATTGATATGCCTAGAGCAATGGCTTTGAAAGAGAAGCTACGCAATAAAGAGAAAAAATATTTAAAAAGGATGAAAGATTTGACAGGAGGAGAAGTCCAGCTTTGGTCGGCACGATCAGTAGCTAACGCATTTGATAGGGTTAATTTAGAATATCCTCATACTCTATTGGGACATCCCAGTTTCACTCAAACTTTCTTGGAAACGCACAAGCACGAGCTTCCACGCATGGTAACCGAAGCAAGAGTTTTAAATAAATTGCAAGGAACTTTTATAGATGGAATATCAAAATACATTCATAATGGAAGACTTCATGCCCATGTCAATCAAATAAGAGGAGATGATGCAGGAAGTGGTGTTCCTGCAGGCACAGTTACAGGAAGATTTTCCATGTACGCCCCTAATCTACAGCAAATGCCTATCAGGAGTGAGTTTGGATCAGAGGTAAGAAAGATATTTCTCCCGGAAGAGGGAGAGTATTGGATTTCAGCTGACTATTCACAGCAAGAGCCGAGATTATTAACGCACTTTGCCATTCTTAATAAGAATGAAGGAGCTGAGGACGTTCGCCAAGCTTTTATAAAAGGATTAGATTTCCATAAACAGACAGCTGATATGGCAGGCATACCCAGAAGATTAGCCAAGACAATTGGCCTTGGAGTTATGTATGGCATGGGTTATAAAAAGATGGCAGTTGATTTGGATATAACTCCCATGGAAGCCAAAGCAATGCTGAAAGAATTTAGAATCAAGGTTCCTTTCATGCAAGGAATGCTAGAGGCTGTAATGAATAGAGCCAACCAAGTAGGAACTATAAGAACTTTATTGGGACGCAAATGTCGTTTTGATTTATATGAACCAAACTGGTATGAACCTTTAAAATTTCATAAAGCTATGCCATTGAAACAGGCTGAAGCAGAGTATGGTAATGTAAAGAGAGCTGGTACTTATAAGGCCCTTAACAGATTGATTCAAGGATCAGCTGCAGATCAGACAAAGAAGGCTATGGTTGATGTATATGAAAAACTAGGCATTACGCCACTTCTACAGATGCATGATGAGTTGAATTGTAGTGTAAAGTGTGATAAAGAGGGTGAAGAAGTTAAAGATATAATGGAAAATTGTATAAAATTAGAAGTTCCTTCTAAAGTTGAGTATAAAATAAAAGATAATTGGGGCAACGCAAAGTGAACAGAGGATATAGAGAACAGGGCAAGAGCAAGAAACCTAAGGCAAAACCCGGTTTTGCCATAAATGCGGAGCAAATGGAGTATGAAAGACGTAAGCTTTTGGAAGAGATGTCTACGAAAGTTACTAAAAAGAGTCTTAATAATATGGCAGCAGTTGCGGCAACGCATGAGCCAATTTATAAGGACGAGGAAGGAAAAGAAAGAGAGCCAACACTGCGTATCTTATCACTCGGCGCAGGGGTTCAGTCATCCTGTCTGGCACTCATGGCGCAAGAAGGACTGACAAAACACAAACCAGACTACATGATTTTTGCTGACACTGGGTGGGAGCCATCCTTTGTCTATGAGCATGTAGAATATTTAAAGAAAGCAATAACAATTTGCCCTCTCATTACAGTTGAGCGAAGCAATATCCGTGAGGATCTTATTCGTGCAGCGAATCCTATACCAGGAGGTAATGAGGAGTGGAAGTCTTTCGCCGGACGTGTACCAAATCCACCACTATTTGCGGCACGTCCTGGTGGAAAAGTGGGTATGCTATACAGGCAATGTACCCATGACTACAAAGTAATTCCTATTCAAAAGGAAATGCGGAGGATACTTGGTGTAAAACCACGCCACCGTGTTAAGAAAGGAACAATTGTCGAACAGTGGATTGGGATCTCAACAGATGAAGCAATGCGTATGAAAAAAGCACGATTGCCATGGATTGAATCCCGTTGGCCATTGATCGAGATGAAAATGTCAAGATCGGACTGCTTACAGTGGTATCGTGACATGAAAAAGCATCCTATGCCAGGCAAGTCCTCGTGCATAGGGTGTCCTTATCATCACAATGATCAGTGGAAAAACATGCAGAAGAACTATCCACATGATTTTGAGGATGCATGCGAGGTTGATGACAAGATTAGAAAAGGATTAAAAAATACAACAGCTGAACTGTTTCTACACAAGTCAGCCAAGCCTCTACGAAGCATAGATTTCCAGGAGAAACCGAAACAGGCATCCTTGTTTGGAGAAACTTTTGATGAAGAGTTTCAAGATGAATGCGAAGGTTTATGTGGGGTTTAAGAAAGGGATTGATTATAATGCAACTTCAGTCCGAGCAGGTCCCAAAGGCGGTACGGCGCCTGAATTCAAGTGTTTCAACTGTGATAAATGGTTTGACGGCAATGAATGGAGATATACGCTCTCTAAGGCGTGGTATCCTTCTCTTAAATATCAAATTAACTTTTTATGCGGTCCACAGTGCTCTTTGGAGATTTCTGAGAAACATAAAGAGAAGTATGAGGGACCGTAATGGCTAAGGTGGGCTTAGCAAAACATAAAGGCCGAAGAAAGGTCGGTAGTAAAAAGAGAAAGTTGAGGTCAGCAAAATGGCGAAGGAAAAAGACAGGCCGATAGGCCAGGATATAATAGCAAAGATTCCAGTTCAGGATACACGCTTATTCTATAAGCGATGGGAGAATTATGAGAATCTTAATAATCTCCTTCTAACTGAAATTATGTCCTTGCGTGAGAAGGATCCAAAAGGAATGATAGCAACCAATGAAGGATGCTGGAGAAGCGCAGAGAAATATAAATGTGAAGGAGAACTGTTCAAACCTATGAGCATGATTCTTGCAGCGTGGACAGATTACTTTATGCCGAAGGTTCCAGTGGATGCCGATGTGGTTTATTGGACAAATGTCAATGAGCCCGGATCAGCAAATATGTTTCATACCCATTACATGGCGAATGCCGATCTATCCGGTGTATACTATGTACAAGGATCCGGAACTGGAGTTATTAGATTTGCAACGCACGAACAGTTATACAGAATGATCGCGCCAGGAATGCCACACTCCAATATGATTGGGCACGAGCCTCATGACGGAGATATACTATTGTTTCCATCCTACCTACAGCATGATGTAGTTCGCAATCCACATCCAACGCGACAACGCATTTCCATAGCATTCAATGCTAAAATTAAGACTAAAAAGCGTCCTCCACAGGAAAAATCACCAAAAGACAACGGAAAGGAAAAATAGTGGAAGTCTGGGACCCAAAAGATAAACCGACCGTTTTCAGCCAAATAAAAAAGCTCTCAGAGACGCGTACCGGGCTCTTAAGGATGTCCCGGGTATGTTT